GCTACCAATATTGTTTCCTGATGCACTACCTGTGGTGTTAGCCAAAGTAATAGCGCCATCACCCGCAAAAGACAACGTGCCTGCGATGGAAATGTCCACGTAGTCAGAAATACCGTAGTTGACTGTATCGCCCCACGTACCAGAGAGCGTTCCCTGTGTGGGGGTGACCAAGCCCAAGAGAGTTGTCGTTGCTGCCATTTAAGTGCTCCTATATCGTGTTGATCTCAGTCCACCCACCATTTTGAGCGTCTTCAATCAATGTCCAGCTTGTAGCCTGAACTGTACCAATATTCTGCCAGTTTGCGTCTTGGTTGTCATCTATATCTTCCCACAATTTTCGTCCACCAACCAAATCAATGATTGTGGCCAACTCTGTGATTGACGAAATAAACACCGCCGCCGCTGCCATTGTGTCTGCACTTACTGCCGACTCGCTGACTTCTGACCCAAAACTTGCCTGTGCCGCTACTTCATCAGCACCGCTTGCCACCTCATTCACTACCCCACTGATTAACGCTGCTGCGCTAATTGCATCCGCACCTGTAGCCGTTTCTGACAAATTGGCAAAAAACGCAAACGCTGCTGCAACCGCGTCTAGTGCCGCCGCCGCCTCGCTCACAGTACAGCCAAAAGTCGGAGTTGATGCTGTTGCATCTGCGCCCGTTGCCGCCTCACTGACTGACACCCCGTATGTCGGGATGGAGCTTATTGCATCATTACCTGCACTTGACTCACTTACTGCTGACCCGACGGTGATACTTGCACTAACCGCATCGGCCCCCGTACCTGTTTCACTGACTGCCGCATATACCGTTACAAGCGCAGAAATTGCATCCAGTATCGTAGCCGTATCACTCAGCGTTGCCCCAAAAGTTGCCAACACGTTTACCGCATCTGACCCTGTTCCTGTCTCTGCTACTGCTGATCTAAAGGTTGCCAACGCACTTATTGCGTCTGACCCTGTTCCTGTCTCAGCCACAGCCGAGGAGTACACCAAACCTGCTGATATTGCATCACTACCCGTACCTGTCTCTGCAACAGTTGATATATACGTCGGGCTAGAACTTATTGCATCTGCGCCCGTCGCTGTCTCACTGACAGCAGAAGGTACTGTTACATAACCAACGACAGAATCTGTTGCGGTGAGCTGATCCACATAGATCGGCCCTCCCCACGGCCCTTGTCCCCAAGTTCCGCCACCCCAACCTTCGGCTCCGACTTGGCGATCGTAGACTGAGTTTCCCCAGCCTGCCTGACCCCATTTGCCAGAACCCCAGCCGCCTTCAGCCATTTAGCCCCCACTTATGCGGAGAGGCTGAATGTATAGGTCACACTCAAAACGTCGCCAGACACAACGGAACGGTCACCGGGCGAACTAAAGTCAGCCGCTGAAAACAAAGTTCCTGTTGTGCCACTCTTAGCGCTACCGCTGGTCAAAAACGCACCACCAACAGTCGATGTAGCGTTGATGGTAAACGAAGCTGGAGAAGCCGAATTTGTCACCACAGAAGGGTTAGCAGTCGTTGCTGTTGCAAAAGTAGCTGCCACACGGGTTGCATTGCTATAAGGCACAACTTCAGTCCACCCAGCGTGGGAAGACATGGTGTCGCCAGCAGCAGGTGTGTTAGAAGCGCCAGCACCGTACAAGCCAATATACCAAGCGGTAATCTGAGTCACTGAAGTCAAAGCCGTACCCGCCATGTACTGTAAACCGACGTTAACAACCAAGTTCTTAGACTCAGCCGTCCACTTTAAATTGCCATCTTTATCATGACATTCTACGTAGTAAACGCCCGTGGCTTTAGCGTCTTCACCGGCTTTAGTGTTTGCAGTAAGACCACCGGAAAACTGGTCTGTTGTTTTGAGTTTTTCAATAGTCATGTTGACTCCTTAAGAAATGCGAAGAATCGCGGTGCTGTATGTGGATGAAGGGAACTGTACAACAAACGTGTTAACGGATGTTTTATCTGAGCCAAAGTCTAAAACGCAAACCGACAGTGTACTGCCACCGCCAAGGTCTTTGTAAATTAAAGCGCCTCGTGCAGTGATTGCACCTGTCCAAGTCACGTTGGCAAACGACCAATAAGCCGCCGCCGTAGAGCCTGTCTGGTTACCGATCGTTGGGACTTGGGTAATTGTCAATGTCGAGCCGCCAGCCGTGTAGCTACCGCCAGAAGCTTCGCCCGATGTTGTGTACGCCGTTGTATCAGGGCCAAGGTTAGCCGCGCCAGTGTACAACGCAATTTTGTACGAAGTATCGCCCGTAGAGCTAAAGCTAAAAGTGCCGTTAGCTAGCCCAGTCTTGAACGTGTTGGTTGCGCCTTGGGTCAATGACATATCAGGTTACTTTCTGACGGAACTGACCAGAGCGATAAGCGTCTTGGCGCTCCATACCATCTGCCAAACGTTTGGCCAACGCGAGCGCTTCCATAAACTTTTGGTTGTACAACTGCATCATGTCGGTTTCACCCTTCATGTAGGTGTAAGCCTCGACCAAAGAGCCGTACAAAAGCACAGAGTCAAAGTTGTTACCTAGCCAAGTCTGCCCATCTGCCGCCACCGTGATTGATTCAGGGTAGTAGTAATAGTGCAACTCAACTGTGTAAGTTGAATCTGGCTTTGGCCCAACCATGAACGACAAGTAGTCAGAAATAACACTGCCAGTAACAGTGGGGCCAAACAAAGCGTAGTACCTTGGCAAGCCCGTGTCGGTGGCGCTTGGATACGCTTGGCGAATAAAGTTAACGTCTTTATTCAGCATGTACTCGTAGTTACCGCTTGCATCAACAACAGCGAAAGAGTACACAGCCAAAAAGTCAGATGGCGCAGACAAGTAAGGCGTGCTGGTTGATACCTGACCCGTCACATTCCTGCGAATAGACGGGAACTGCATGGAGTTGTAAATACGCTGCTCAGCCTGCGTAACAAACACGGGAATATTAGCCACGAAATTATCTTCCGTGTTTTCCGTGTACGCCTGAATAGCGGCTTTGAGCTGCGTGTAATTCATGCTTATGCCATTGGGCCTCGAGCCATCACACCTTTAGTTGCAGCGCCTGTGCCGCGAATTTTGATGCCAGATGTCTTAGTGCCGGGGTAAGGGTTACTACGCTCATTGGCCAAAGACAAGTTAGCTTTCAAAGCTTGTTTGACAGGCATCTCACCCACAACAACGTTGGGTTCTTTTTTGGGTTGTCTGTATGTAGCCACGATTAACCTCCACGACCAACAGAGCGCTGGTTCATTACTTTAGCCATGTTGCGGCCATACTTGAGCATGTCGCTGTTTGTCTTGCCGCCAGCTTTAAGCTTGGTTGGGGCTTTGCCGGGGTGCATGTTTTTCTCATGCTTACCAACAGCGGCCTTAATCATCTTCTTATCTTGGGCTAAATCTTTCTTGTCCATGTTCGACTCCTTATGTCGTTTCAATCGTTACTGTACCAACTTCTACGTTAACCACCAAGTAATTTAACGTCAAAGCCGTATCAAAATTACTTGCCCCACCAACAGGGTTCCAGCCCCACTGATAGACCCTACTACCTTCCGATGGTAAACCAGCGGCATCCACATTGGTGCTGTTGGTTAGTGCAATCTGCAAGCCTGTGTTACCAGACTGGTAGTAGCTCGTGTCGGGACGAGGATCGCGCACGCCCTGTGGATCGTCCACTGGGTACATACCCAACTGCAACTGCGGCTGATCGGGATCCCAACAAATCTTACAAACCAAGAGATTGTAGTTCTTGGTCTTGATAATTTCTTTGCGTAACTCGTGCAGCTTGAACTGAAACCCACAGCGATCACATGTCGCAATGGAGTTCTTGCCGGACGAGAACCTGTTTCCCATTTACGTACCGCTTCCAATGTACATCTGACGGGGCACAAACCTCACGGCTGCTTTCTCTTGGTCTTCGCCTGCGGCGCGATCCCAAGCCTCGTCATATTGTTGCTTCAGTACGTCCAAACGCTGGAGTCCTTCGGGGACTTTAAGCGCAATGTAGTAAGCCAGACCTGCGGCCAAGCAGGGCACAAAACGGAACGGGACATCCATAGTCTTAGTGCCGCCACCAGCGTCTTGGATACGGCGCATGCGCCAGTACACAAACTGGTACGTAGTTCCCGCATTAGGGGTTGGCCACACAGTGATGCTGTTCTTTTGAACCAAGCTGATAGCCGCGCCTGTGTTTAGCTGTGCGGCAGTTGTTCCGTCTTGAGCACGGCAACAGTTAAGCAAATATGCGGGTGTAGAGCCGCTTGCAGGAGTTGTCTCGTTGTACGCAATCAACTCTGTACCGATGGTTATAAACCCAGCGGTTGGCACATTCACCAACGATGTGATTGGGATAGTTGTAGCTGTGGCAGAAGTCGTTGCCTGCACAGTTCCCGGCAAAACGCTGGAGTTACCTGTCAAACGCTGTACCCAAACTTGGATAGGACGCGCTTGGATCAATTTATTTGGGATGGTGGCATACGTGGGCATGCTGATCCGCGTAATCGTCAGGTCGGCCTGATTATTGGCTACGTTGGCGTTTGTTCTGATGACATGGTCAAGCAAGTCAACCGTATCGTCAGGAAGTGCGTAAGTTGGCTGGCCAGTCACAAGCGTAATGGTGTTCTGCTCGAACGTCCACATGTTCACACCGCGGTTTGCCCAGTCTGCAAAGAGTAAATTAAGTGACCGCCTAGCCGTGCGCAGGTCATAGCCCGTGCGAAGCTCAGAACCTGCCCGTTCAAACGCCTCCTCGACCATGTCGTTGAGGTCAAGGTTAAACGAGGTGAGTCCTGAAGTTGTCATTTCATGCCTTTAAGTGTCTGCGCCAGTCGAGCACGCTGACCCATTTTGCCGGGTTTTTTGGCGGCTGCGGCCAACTTCTTAGCTGGAATAGGCTCACCCTTTTTTGCACCAAGTGCAGAGCGCAAAGCGCCGGGCTTCTTGATTGCGTTTTGAATCCAGTTCTTGGTAGCCATTATCTAAACCCCGCCGTTTTCTTTGCAATTGTTTTGGGTTGCTTTACGAATTGTTTTCCGGCGGCTTTTCCTGCACGCTTGGCTTTGGTCGTCGCAGCGTACTCAGCAGGGCTGAGAGCTTTGATCGCAGCGCTTGGAAGGTATCTTTCGCCCGTGTCAGAAGATTTTTTACCACTTTTGGTTCTCCATTTTTGGTCGCCCCAATCCTTCAATGATTTTTGAGGCGCTTTCAATCTCGGTAACCCCCGCCAGCTTCCTTGTACTTCTTGGCAACAAGCTGTGCTTTACGAGCCGACCACTGACCTGCACCCGTACCTTGCGTAGCTGCGGCCTTTACTTGAGACACGATCCGCTTGCGCAGACCGGGCTTGGTGTAATTGCCAGCCGCGTTCACCTTCCCGCCCTCTTTGTATTGGGTGAAGTCGGTGTCATCACGGCGAGCCTTACGCTTGCCCGTGGGCATTTTAGAGGGGGCGATATCCCCCATGCCGCGGCTCGCCATCATGATTAGTACATCTTTCCGCGTGTTTTACCTTTGGTGCAGCAACCATCAGCACGGCTAGAAGCAGTCATCCCACCTTTTTTGTAAGCAGTTTTTGCACGTTCTTCCAACTCAGGAACTTTAAAGCGTGTTTCCCGTCTCTGCTCATCTAACGCTTCTTTGCCTGCTGCAAACACACGGTCAGACGCGCCAGAAGCAACGCCTTTACGACGCTCTTCAGCAATTTTGTCAGCCATTGCCGCTTTTTCAATTGCAGTCATTTTAGCCATGATGGGATCCTTAGATTAACAGGCTTTGCCGCCCTTTTTCATACCCAGAGGCTTGCTGCCCTTCATGGAGATCATTGTGCCCTTGGTCTTGCCTTTGGAGGCCAGACCGTCACGGCTAGGAGCCGCTGTGCGCACTGCGCCCATTTTGGCAGTAGTGATGCCGCCACCAGCCATTTTGCTAGTGCCTTTTTTCTTAGCCATCATTGCCATAAATCCAGCATTCATTTTGGAAGCCATAGTATTACCACCTTCTTTAAAAAAAGCCGTTTTCCCGTGTTCGGTTTTAGGCTTGTTCACCTTCTGAATATCCGCACGGCTTACGCCGCCGGAACGAAACTTCTTACCCTTGTCAGCGTCGGTAAAGTCTTTTCCAACGCTTTGCGGAATCCCCACCTTTTTGGCAAACGCAGGATTGTTTGCAATCGCCGCCATGAAGTTGTGTTGTTTTTTGCTAGTGCTAGGCATATCAAACCTTTACGATCCAGCCTTTGCCAATCACAAAACCAACAAACAAAGCGCCAATCCAGATCAACGCTTTTTCTACAACGGTCTTACCAACCTTTTTGTAGAACTCGTTAGACATCTCGTCAATAGCCAACTTAGCCGCTCTTTTGGCAATAGCCTCTTCGCGTTCTGTCAGTTCAATGTCGCTCATATCAGCAATTCCAAGCCCGAAGGCTCTTGTTTATGCGTGAGTTCGGGTCTTTGGCCGTCTTCGCGCTTGTCAGCTTCTTCTTCATGCCTTCCATACGGGCGCAGAAAGAGTCGCGGCGTTTGCCGCCCTCTGGTTGAGGACGCTTCAAGCCCGGCTTGCCGGGGTTCGCTTTGTTGTAGGAAGCCCGTCCTTTGGCGTTCAAACCGCCCTTGGGATTCTTTCCCTCTTTGCGAGTCCATGCTGGTGACTTAGGCATAAAACACCATAACGGAACCAATAGAGGTTACGTCCACGTAAACACTTGTTGTAAACAACACGCCTTCAGCAGGCAAAAGCAAATACGTAGGTTGCGTAGCAGAAGCCACAGTGTTCAATGTCAAACGTGTTGTACCTGAAGCACCACCGTCTTTAAACACCACACTGCCTGCGGTTCCAGCAGGGACAATATAAATTGACCGAACACGGACGCGGGTTAGTGCGTTGCCTGCTTGGTCATTTAACGCGCCATCATTAGTGCGTACCGCACTAGCTAGTATGTCTGTTTGCATCGTCATAATCAAGCTCCTTTAAAAAAGGGGCCGTAGCCCCATGGGTTGATTAGGAATCTGCGAAAGGTGTAGCAACAACACCAGAGCCGTTAAGCACGCCGGTCACCAAGTACTTGTTAGCTGCAATCGCAACGATCTGAATCCATGTACCTGCCACGCCACCTGTTGTGCTGCCGTTCAAGTTAATGAAGTCGTTAGATGCTCCGGCTGTAAAGCCGACCACCGCACCAGATGTGTCTGTGTCAACAGAGATCAAAGAACCAACAAACTTGTCAGTGCCGTTTGTACCAATCTTGACAGAGCTTGTAGAGATGGTTGTAGGCACCCAGATTGTGTAAGTCACGCCTTCGTTGTTGGCTGTGCTTGGGTCTTGGCCGGGGCCAGAAGTTGTGGGATTAGCCGATGTGTTGATTGCAGGCAGAGTTAACACAACGTTAGCAGCCAAAGAGCCACCAACAGAGATGAAACGACCAGCGTAAGAATCTGGGCTTAAAGTAACGCTAGCGGTTACTTCCACAGTAGTGGCGGGGCCTTGTTGATAAAAACCGCCCAATGAACGTACTGGGCCTTGGAATGTAGTGCGTGCCATGATTTTTCCTTACATGCAAGTTGGGGTGTTCTGTCTGCATGTCGTCAGCCGGGACTGTCAGAACACCGGATAAGCCCGGATTAAAGTCAATATACAACAAAAGAAAAGGGGGCGCAAGCCCCCTTTTCATAACAAACGCATTAAGCGCCTGCTGAACCCCACATACCGAGAGGATCAGACCAGCCGAAGCTATAACGCTCACGGGCTTTGTAACGAACGTTACCTGTATCGAAGTCACCGTCCATGCTGTTTTGCAAGGCGATACGCTCGAAGTGCTTCATGCCGTTAGGTACGTCAGTAATCAAATACCAACCGTTTGTGTCGGTCAAGAAGTGATTAACTGTGTAGCCTTCAGGGATTGCGCCCATCTGCTTGATCGCGTTGATATCGTTATCAGCAGTAGAAACACGCAGTTCAGTGTCAAGCAAACGCTTAGCAACGAACATGAGTGATGGAGGAATGACCATCTTACGGGGCTTAGCGGCGATCAACAGACCACGCTCGTCCACCCACGCTGCGATTTGAATCACGGCGTTTTCCAAAGATGTTTCGTTCAAGTCAACACCAGTTGTAGGCGCGTTGTAGTTCACACCACCGTTAACGAGTGGGTGACCAACTTGGGCGCTAGATGAGTTAACACCGAACAAAGAAACGCCGTCACCGCCCAAGTATGAACCGCTGAAACCGTTGTTGATAACGGAAGCAGCTTTAACTTGCTTGGTGTAGGCCATAGCACGGGCCAAAGACTTCGTGTAACGAGCAGACAAGCTGTCGTACAAGTTCTCTTCCACAGCTTCTTCCGTGATGGAGAAGCCGAGAGCGATAGTCTCGTGGTTGTAACGTGCTGTGAAGGCTTCCTGTGCGTTGTCATACGCAATGGCTTGACCCTCGTTCTTGACGGGAGCAGAGCCAAAACCAGCAAGTTTTGTCTCTTCTTCGAAGCTACGCTCAGATTTCTCTGTTTCGTAGATTTCTTTGTGCTCTTCGCCGTAGCGAGCGTATTCCATACCGAACAAAGCGTTCAGACCGGGGAGCAACTCTTTAAGTAGTTGTGCGCGTGAAATTGCCATGGTGAATTACTCCTATTACAGGCCAACAGCGTTGCTGTATGAGTGGTATCCGGGGTTGAACTTCACCAGAATGTCAGTATAGGCGTCACCAGATTGTGATTGCGCGTTGTTCACAAAACCAATGACGCGGAAAGCGGCAGTGGTAGTGACAGCGGTAGCGCTCACAGCAGTAGTGGAGTTGCCAGTAGTTGTAGAACCTGTGCTAGTGCTTTGAGCAGCAGCCAAGTACACGTTAGCACCCAAAGCAGCAAAAGTTAAGCTGCCATCGGCTTGGACTTGGAACACAGCGCGGTCGTCATCAACAACATACGCAGTAATAGTCGAGCCTTGCACAGAAGCTGTGTTGGCAGGGTAGTACTGAGAATAGATGATTTGACCTTGTGCGTTGGTGTAAGTACAGCCAACAAAAACGCCCACGCAACCTGTGTTAGCAGTACCAGTGGGGAAACCATTGGTAGTTGCATCAGCACCTGTTGAGGTAGCGATTTGCAGATAACCCGTAGAAGCAACATACACGAGTGAACCGTTATAGATGTTCGTGTTGTAACCAGCAGGGTTGATGGGGAAAGAGCGAGTGCTACCAGCGTATGGTAGGCCACCCAACTCATTCACGGCTCGAAAGCCGTAAGGGGTTGCGGTAGATGCCATTTAAGGACTCCTATGTTTATTTAGAACCAGAACCAAATCCACCACGCGTTGAAGACGACTTGCGGTCGGCAAACAACGGCATACGCGGATCATTTTGTCGCATGAAGCTATTGTCAACTGAATCCATCTGGTTTTGAGCTTGCTGATCGTAATAAGCGTCTCGGGCTTTGGCTTTTTCGGCTGCCATCTTGCATAGCATGAGGCCACCAATTTCCACGTTCCCAGTCTTCTCGTTACCCAGCAACATCAATTCTGGATGGTCTTCTGCCTTCACCGGCTCCCAACCTTCACGCATTCTGCGCGATACGTTGGTCACTTCCGACTGTCCCAGCACGTGAGTCGCTACCCAGCGATACACATAGCCCGGTTCAGGCGTTGGATCAGGCAAGTTTGTCGGCGGTACGTATACTGCACGAACAGATTTTTCGCGTGTCTTTAGATCACGATTTGAGCGGTCAATTGTTTCAGCCATTTCAACTCTCCAGTTTTGCTACTTGTGCAGCGTATTGCTGCGGGGTTAAACCAAATTTTTTCGCTAACGCTACTTGCGTTTGAGTTAGCTTAATTTTTCCTGCACTCGTAGAACGAGATACAGAGGCCACCACTGTCGTAGGTCGCTTTTGAGCCTCACCAGACCTTGGCTTGTCTTCGCCCCGACCAAATAGATCAGGAAACGTTGACTTCATGCGAGCGTCAATTTGCTCGAAGTATTCAGCAGAGCGGGGATCCACTCCGTTTGTGACTAGCTTTTGGTGCAGCCCTAGTGCGTAGCTGGTGTATTCCTCAAACCCACTTTGTCCAAACCACTGGTTTTTTGCCTGCCAGCGCAGAGTTTTTTCGTCCGGTTCAGCCTTTTGGGGTTGGGCTTGGGGAGTTTGTACATCAAAATTTTCTTCCTGTAAAGGGGTAGGACGATAATTTTTTACTTGTTCTGCACGAATCTTTGCGTCCATCACAGCTTCTTGGGCTTCAATGATGGCATCCGTGTCAAAGGACTCTTGGGCTTCTTTGAGTTTGCGTCGTGCCATAGCGAGTTCTGACTCGGCTTTAGACTTCGCACCTTCAATGATGGCTTCTTGTCCTGTGTAGACGTTTTGCTTGAGGCGTTTGTTCTCCTCAATCAACTGCTGTGCTAGACGCTCCAGCTCTTGCTTCTCACGCATTGTTGCTTCTTTGACACGGCGCTCGTCGTGACGGGCGTGAGTCAACTCTTTAATGCGTCCTTTGACTTTGTCAGAGTAAGACTCGATCTCTTCGTCGGTTGGATCCAACACTTCGCGGTCAAGGGGCTTGCGGCCTCTGTCGCGCTCAGGCGTATCGTCTTCGATTTCAATCTCTACGTCGTTACCTTCAATCTCAAACTCAACGTCAGGCGTCTTGTTGTCTTCGATTTCGTCGGGGAACTTGTACGGTTCAGCCATATTCTTCCTTTCAAGCGCGGGTCAGGCCGCGAGGGTCTAGCACAACAGCATCAACTTGGTCATCGTTGATGAGACGGAACTCCTTGCCAAAGATCTTGAATCTTGTGCCGGAGTAAGTACGTACTAACACGAAGTCGCCCTCTTTACACCATGCTCCGTTAGGAAACTTGGCGGTGTCTTTGTACGCATCGGGGCCTACGCGCAATACAAACAACACCGTGGTGGCGTGTTCTTCTTGACGTAGTGTGGCGGTATCTCTCACGAGATCCAGTGATGTGCCAGCGATCTTGTGATCTACTTCAGGCACAACGCAGAGCAACTTCCAACCTGTAGGGGTGGGCAGTGCGCCTGCTTTTGTATCGTTATCATCATCTTCGTCAGGCTGTTCGACTGGCTGGATGTGTGGCGGCAACGAAATACCGGGGGGCAAAATCAAACCTGATTCAGTTTCGATCATGTGCTTCTTCAACTTTCTTCAGCAGGTCAAGAACATAACGCTCTGCGAGAGCTAGACCTGAAATAATCCCGCAGAGTTTTTGGTATTCCTCAAAAGTGCGACACGAGCCGCCAGCAATGTCGTCGGCGTAGTTGTTCATGTCGGTACGTATTTGGTTGCGCAATACGTTTGCGAAGTCTTGGATCATTTTCTAGAACCTTGGTTCCTGCTTTGAAGCGAAGCAGTTCTCGCTTGTAGAGCCATCTCAGCCTTACTCTTTGCGATGTCAGCCCCCATCTGGAGACCAGCACGTTCTTGCTCAAACTGTTGCTTGAATTCGCTCTCTTTGATTTGCGCACCTGTGCGAAGAGCGTCCAGTTCCAGTTTGCCGCTGACTTCTTGCTCTTTCAAAGCTTGTGCATCGGCCTTGGCAGCAGCGTCCATCATGATCTTTTGTTTCTTTAACTCCAAATCTTGTTGCTTTAGTTGCAACTCTTGCATCTGCATCTGCAACACTGGGTCTTGCATCTGTTGCTGTGCCTGCATCTGAGCAGCCTTGGCTTGGTCTTGCATAAGAACCTGCTGAGCCGCTTGAGCCATCATGCCCGACAAGGCAATTTCGATCTGCGGTGGCAACTTCTCGTCTTCGGGAGGCAAGGGCATGCCAAGCTGTTGTTCGATCTGCTGGCGCATCTTGAAGCCAACGTGTTCTGCAATATGTGCAGTAATTGCACCCATGATTTTGGCCGCTTGTGGGTTTTGACCAATGAACTGCTGGATCATTGGGTCTTGCACCAACATCATGTGGACTTGGATGTGAGCATCGTGGTTCTGATGCAAGAACGCTTTCATGGGTTTGCCCTTGAGCGCGTTTTGATTTTCTTGCACAGGGTCAACTGGGCGCATGTCGTCTTCAATTGGCACGAGCTTCTCGGCATTCTTAATGCCAAGAACGTTCAACATACCGCGGTGCAACTCTGGCAAGTTGTAAATGTCTGGAGCCATCTGCGCCATCTGAATCACGGCTTGGTACTGAATCACGCGCTGGCTCATGGTGGCCGCATTGGGATCTGACACGGGAATGATGTCAACTTTGTCGTAGTCAGCCTTCTTTGCCTTGCGGTTGCCGTACTCAGGGTTGTATGTGTAGTCTGGGTCGGTGTAGTCGCGGATGATGTTCTTCAAGAGTTTGAACTCTTGCTTCAAGGCGAAGTGCACACGCGCCTGAACCGCAGTCATCACTTTCAGTTGTCTTTCCAACAACGCAAGTGTGGTTCCCACGGGAGCCTGCGCAGACATGTCAGACACCTTCATGTCAGCCGTTGCCGCGAAGCGACGACCTTCATCAACAATGGTCTGCATCAGGTTGAACAGCGTCGCGCTTGGCTCTTTGTACGGCAGGGGCAAGATGCTGTCCCTGATGTTGCCAGACGCTACATCGACGTCTCTCCACTCACCGGGGGCGATTGGCGTGTCATCGCCTTTAATTCGCAGGCCGCGGGACTTGAGACCGCCGGGAAGGTTAGATAACGTTCCTGCGTCAACCAGTTGACGCATAAGGCTAGTGGCTGATTTGGCAAAACCACCGATGAGGTGGAAGAGTCCAAAACCATATGCACCGAAGCCGGGAATGTATTGGTAGTGCACGAAGTGCTGGCGCTTGAGTCTGAGGTCATCGTCTTCGTTCCAGTTGCGGCGGATTGACAAAATGTCGTTTGTGCCTTTGATGATGGTCACGACGTACGGCAACATGATGCCGGTCTCTTCTTCCTCGCCATCTTCACCCTCAACCATGTCTTCGTACCCGTCAAGGTTCAAGTCCACATGGCACTCATAGATGGTGTAGCGGTCGTCGTTCAGATCGTTAAAACCGGTCTCTTTGTCTTTGGCTTTCTGAATATCAGTGCGGTCTTTGGGCGCATCGGGCAGGTCAATGTCCAGATAGAACCCAGCTTGCTGAAGCTTAATGACTTCATTCTTAGTCTTGCGCATGACGTGCGTCACGCGGTGGCAAGTGTCTAGATCTGTCGAGCCGTATGGCAGGAGCATGTCTTCCGCAGGGATGAACATGGAGACTTGGCGACCAAGACTGGGGTCGTAGTAGACCTTCTTGAAAGCTGAACCTGTAGCTGGCAGTGACCACAGCATGCGCTCATGCTCAGAGCGATACTCAGTCATGACCTCGGTCAACTCGTTGTTCATGTCATCTTCAACGTTGGCCGCAATCTCTTTCATCTCAGGCGTGTCTTTGCCCAAAATCTTGGAACGCACAGGGCCTTGGGCGGGGAACGTCTCGGTGATTGTCTCTGCTTGAAAGCGCACAACGGCTTCGGTAATCATCGGGTGGAACACACCGCAAGCGCCTTGCCATGGCTCAGTGCGCTCTTCAATCTGCAAACCCAAGAGCTTTAGACCGTCAACGTAAGTCTTCTCCCACTCTTTGCGCGACTGTTTGTCTTGGTCAATGTCCGCCATCAAGTCGCCAGCCAACGACTGCAACGCGCCGTCGTCAATGTACTCAGCCAAGTTATCACTGAAGCCTTCTTCCTCTGGCTCGCCTTTGCCAATGGTGATCTCTATGCCGTCCATACCAATGGTGACTTCTTCGGGATCAACAATTTCAATTTCCAAGGGGGACTCTTGCTCACCTAGCGCGTCAATGCCCATAGGTTGTTGGTACAGCGCTTTGTCGATGTTCGTTGCCATGTGTGTTCCTAGTAGTATTCGTATTTTCTGCGGCGAAAGATTTCAGGTTCGTCTTTCTCGTCCGAGTCCAAACTGATAAAGCCGCCTTGCCTAAAGCGTAGCAGCGCTTGTGTTGTCGTATCCACGTAGTCGTCGTGCTCCCCAACGGGGAACGCGGCCATCTCTTCAATCACTTCTCGTGCCCAGCGTGTGTCGGGTGCCCAGACTTTACCACTGCTGAATAAATCCGCAACAGCATTGACACGCACAGTCTTGTCGTTGCCGCGGCTTGGGGAGAACTCCTGCACAGGTATGCCCATCGCCCTAAGTTCCTGAATCAGTGGTGCGCCAGCCGCCTTTTTCTCCACAATGAACGCGTCGGGTTCCCATTCGCGGTAGTGTTTGAGCGCCACGGTCTTAAGTTCTGGAAAAGCCATGCGGTCTTTGAACGCGTCCAGCAAAATAAGTTGCGGTGAGTCATTTTCTTCCTCGTTGTAGAAGATGCCCCACGTTGTGCAGGCTGAATAGTCAGAGTTATTCTTGGTTTCAAACGCCGTATCCCATGACTGGATGATGTACTCACACTGCGGCGGCTCTTCAGGCTCCCAAATACGCCACATCTTACGGCTCACGATGGCAGAATTCTCAGCGGTGGGCTGCTGCATGTACTGCGCGTTCCAATACCGTGGGTCGATGGATGCTTTTGTAGCTTTCAGAGCTTCAAGTGGCCACTGCTCAGGCCAAAGCGACTTTTCCGTCTCCTCGTCCTCGTTCAAAATGGCCGGCAACTCCACGATTTCCCATGGAATAGCTTCTGGATTGCGTGCTTGGTAGTCAATCAGGCGCCCAGTCAGGTCTAACAGCGACCAACGAGTCATCACAATAATGATTCCACCACCCGGCATCAGACGTTGGAGCGGCCCTGTCTGGAACCACGACCATGCGGTATCAAAAGCCAGTCTAGAGTTTGACTTAACGTCTTGTTCCGAGTGAGGATCATCAATAACGAACAGATCAGCACCACGACCAGCAAGAGCGCCGCCGACACCAGCAGCATAATACTGACCGCCAGCGCTTGTAGACCACTTACCAGCAGCCTTTTGGTCGTCAGCAACCATAGTTTGGGGGAAAACTTCACGGTACTCCTCCGAATCAATCAAGTTCCTGATGCGCCGCCCAAAGTCTTCAGACAGACCCGCAGTGTGCGTGCCCATGATGATCTTCTTATTAGGGTATTTACCTAGAAAGTACGCAGGGAACAAGTATGAGGAGAACTCAGACTTACCCATACGTGGCGCGATGTTGATAATCACGCGCTTTTTCCTACCCTCAACCACATCGGTAAATATCTTAGCCAGCTTCCTGTGGTGGGGGCCGATCTTAAAGCCGGGGTACACGGCGGTAGCGAACCCCAACATGTTTGTTTTAGCCGCCTGTAGTTTGGCGCGGGACTCACGAAGTTCCAAATCGTCAAACAACTCCATCTTTTCTTTGACGCTCATGTACGGAAGCGCCTTGGCCATGGCTTCCAGTTCAAGCTTACTTAAGGTGGTGAAGTTTTCAGGCTTCATCGGTCTTGTCTTCCGCCACGTCGATCACATCAATTACGCCCATGAACCTGTTGAGCTTCTCTTTGATGCGGGACTCAAGCTCCACGTCTGACATCTCGGTCTTCTTGACCTCAACCCGTTCAGTAAACAGCGCCACTTCGGTGACCTTACCGAGCATGTCCAAGGCTTTAAGCCTGATGCGTGCGTCGGGGTGTTTGACTTCTTCTAGGATCTGAGCCACTGCGTAGCCCCGCAGTTCTTTGGCCTGCTCGACAAACGCCCAATCATAGGCTGTCAGCATCCCAACTAAATGCTGCACTGCAGCAGGAGCCTTGACGTTAGCAAGTGCTTGCTGTGTGTTCTGGGGTGGCTGGCCGGTAACTAGAGAAGCAAAGGACTGCCGTGCAGCCTGGGCGTCTGCCTTGGACTCAGCTTCTGCGTCGTCAAGCCCTAAGTCTTTTAACCACTGGGCTGTCTGGACTTGCGCGTCAATGATGTCTGCTGGCGCGGCTTCTGAAAATGGCAAAGGCGTAGCCGCAGTCATTGCGACCACGTCCGGTTCAAACTCGCCGTTAATCAGATGTTCAAGCATTGCGTAGGGTTAGTGCTGGCGTCGCACTTGTTGCCTCGTTGCAGTTAGTGTACACTTCTTTTCGGCAATGGTGCAAGTTTTTGTTCTGTTGCTTCTCCTTGATGGATGGTTGCCATCCTCTTTGCCCCACTAGTTGACGCTGGTGGGGCATTT